TTTTTTTGCACTTGTTCTTTATATTTTTCTTCTTCCTCATGTTTTAACTCAAAAAAACCTGCCCAAGCTACTAACTCTTCTTTTGTTAAATTTTCTGTAAGTTGTTTTAATGTCATTCCTAACTCTTTAGCTAAGAAAAACATAAAATACCAATCTCTATTAGCTTTTTAATGCTGCTTTCGCTTCCTCCACTTTTAAATTATCTCCTGATGTCATCATTGCCATTTGTATATCTTGTAGAATTCCAGCATTTATTTCCCTTCTAAGAGATGCTTTATGACCATCTTGAAATAATCTTCTGCCATTTTCATCTAGTGCTTTTTCAATCATAAGATTCAATGCAAATTCATTTCCATCATCACCTTTAGATTTAGCCATAATTGATTCTCTTTCTGCAATAGTTAATGGATGCCAATATATTTCTAATATTGTTTCTTCTCCATCCTTTACTTCATACTTATATTTTTGGCTAACACCAAATTTGTTTCGTAAAAGTTCAATAGCTTCCATGTAAGTCTTCAATAATATTTATATTATACTTATATTAGGCATTTGCTGTAAATTGGCAAGAAATAATTCCTATAAAATGACTACGATCTTCTATCTGTAACATATTTGGACCAATAATATTACGAACTTTTGGAGTACAACTAAAAGTATCTGTATAGTCAGAAGAATTAACAGAAGTTAAACCATCTATAACGTGTTCGCAAATACCAGAAACAACTGACGTTCCTTTATTTTTTGGCACATAAATATTACATTGAATGACACCAGCATAATAATCTGAAGCTGCACCTTGATTTTGAAGAGTTGATTGACCAAAGTTTATAGTCATTACTATATATTTAGTAGTTTTCCCTGGTTCTTTAAATGGTACATTGTCATAAACCATTTTTACAGTTGGATCATTATCAGTTACCTGATCAGTAACTGCTTTTTCAAAAGCTGCTCTTACATTTACTAAAGTCATAATTAACCTTCGATGTAACGTAAACTAGACCCAGGTTTTACTGAACCAAAACCAGAGCCAGGTTTAACTCCTAAGAATATTTTACCTTTATCTCTCATGTTATCTTTAATAATTTCACCTGCTTCTTCTAATATAAATTTAGATAATTTTTGATCTTCTGCACTATAACCAGCATATTCAGCAGCATTACCAATATATATGTCTGCATCTATAAATTTATAAGCAGTATTAACAGGAAATCGAGGATCAACAACAGCTATTTGATTTGATAATTCTCTACGTTTTCTTTTTCTTTCTTCTTTGTCACTTGCCCATACAGCATCTAATTGTCTTCTTATACCAGCCCAAGGTGAAACTTCATATACTGATTCTCTGTCCTTTATTGGTTCTCTTCTTACTTTCCAGCTAGATGCTAAAAAACCAGTATAAACAGGACTTCCTTCTTTTGAGGACAATGAAGCAT